TGTTTAAAGTTGTCGATTCAAAGTAAATGTGCGAATGATACACTTATGGAAATAATACGCATGGTTAAATTTAATAAATATACTATTCAAATATCTATTAAATTAGAAACGGGTGAGATTATACATTTTAAAATATAATTTCACGACGCATAGTAAAAATCAAATAAAAAGGGGAAACCCACCCTTTTTTAGTATTCTAATAATTACGAGTAAATATAAAAATTGAAATGCTTTTTTATAACAAACAACAAACAACAAACAACAAACAATAAACAAACAAATGCAAAGAATGTCAACAGTAACTAAATATGAAATGGATATGAAAGCAATTGAGACAAATAATTCATTTATAAGTTTGATTGTTGATTTTAACAATATAATAAAATGTAAGGAAGAAGGAATTACACAATTTAAAGAACGTAAAACCCAACTTTTAAAAAATGAACCTATTCCAGATATTAATCGTAAACGTAAACTTAATGTTATTTATGGAAATTCTCGTAAAAAAGATAAAATAGATGGAAACCTATTAAATAAAAAAATTAAAGTTATTGATGAGAAATATAATGCTCCTGATGACTATGCTACAAACATAGAAAAAAACCAGATAACCACAGATATTATAGAAAACGCATCTAGGTGGTCATCCCTAACAGGGTCAACTGTTTTAGAATGTAATATAAATAATGATGAAGGACATCCTATATCAAGTGGAAAAACCAAATATAAAGATATTCTAATTGATATATTGAAAACGATGGAACCGATGGAAGTGAAAACCATACTAACAAAAACAGATTTTAACTTTAAACTAACTAATGAATATGGTCGAGATAATTATACCTGGTACGCTTGTTTAAACTTGTCGATTCAAAGTAAAAGTTCGAATGAAACACTTACGGCAATAATGGAGGCGGTTGATTCTAATAATTATACTATTCAAATATATATTAGAACAAAAACGGGTAGGATTAGATATTATGACAAATAAATTCACGGTCCATATTAAATAAAAAAAGGGGAAACCCACCCTTTTTTATTCCAACTTTTTAGTAATTACATATAAAAAATTGAAATGCTTTTTATAAAAAGATAACAAACAACAAACAACAAACAAACAAACAACAAACAAACAAACAACAAACAAACAATAAATACAAATCAAGAATGTCAACAGTAACTAAAACTAAAATAGTAGATGAACAAATGAATAAACAGATGTTTTTCCTGTTGATGTTCGCAAATTCTAATCACTTTATTAAGAATAAAAAAAATTTTAATGAAGAAGAAAACAAAATAAAATTCGAAGAAATTAAACAAAATACAGATGAATTAAAAATTATTGAAAAAGAATTGTATGTTATGTGTGAAAATTATAATACTCCTGATTACTATGCTACAAACATAGATAAAACACTGCCAACGCAAATATATCTTACAGGAGACGCAGCTATGTTTTCATCAGTAACATCGTCAACTATTTTAGAATGTAATATAAAAGATGTTTACGGAGGAACTATATCAAGTGGAAAAACCAAATATAAACAGATTTTAGTTGATATATTTAAAAAGATGGACCCGACAACCATAATAAATAATTCAAAATTTAACTTTAAACCAACTAATGAATCTGGTCGAAATAATTATACCTGGTACCCTTGTTTAAAGTTGTCGATTCAAAGTAAATGTGCGAATGAAACATTTGAGGAAATAAGACATTTTGTTAAATTTAATAAATATACTATTCAAATATCTATTAAATTAGAATCGGGTGATATTGTACATTTGAACAAATCATCTCCCGCTCCATATTAAATAAAAAATAAATAAAAAATAAATAAAAAATAAATAAAAAATAAATAAAAAATAAATAAAAAGGGGAAACCCACCTTTTTTTATTGCGTCTTTTTTTAGTATTTGAATAATTACGAATAAATATAAAAATTGAAATGCTTTTTTATAAAAAACAAACAAACAAACAACAAATAGCAAATAGCAAATAGCAAATAGCAAAGAATGTCAACAACACAAATATCACTGGAAATAATAAACGAATTCATAATAAATGAATTTCTTGTTTTATTTAAAAACCATAAGAATTTGTATAAGTTATATTTAGAATCTTGTTATAAAAAATGTAATAATGATAAATTAATGTGGTTAAGGGGGGTTATCACGACTGTTACTAAACACTTTGATAAACATATTCTTTATGAGCGATTTTATGGTAAATTTCACAAAAAATATCCAAATTATGCTATAGATGAAACGCAGTATAACGATATATCTTATTTCATTGCGGATTGTATTGAGAATGATGATGATCACGAATATTATGAATTGTTTACTGATGAGGAACAAGAAGAGGATGACCAACTCATTTATGAATATATAGATGATTCTATATTACAGCATTATGATAATCCTGAATATGATACTCAATACATTTTATTTACATATTTCAATCATTATTTAACTTATAAGTTGGATTGTATTATATTTCGTATAGATGATATGATTTCTAAAAATATAATCAAAAAGACACAAATTCGCGACGCAAAAATAGCTACCATTGTGTTAAATAAAATACCAAACCTTAATTATGATGTTATTTCACATATTGCGAAATATATTTGTCGTGATATCAAGATATAACCGGTTTAAAGAAAATAAATAAAAAATAAATAAAAAGGGGAAACCCACCCTTTTTTATTTATTTTTTTAGTATTTGAATAATTACGAATAAATATAAAAAATTGAAATGCTTTTTATAACAAACAAACAAACAAACAAACAAACAAACAAACAAACAAACAAACAAACAAACAAACAAACAAACAAACAAACAAACAAACAAACAAACAAGCAAAAAAATAAACGAACAAATAGAAAAGAATGTCAAACATCAGATGTGACATAAATAATAAATGGAAACATTATATGGAAATGGACAAACAAATAGAAATGAGAAAATCAAAAAACGTCTACGATGTATCCGTATTCAGAGGATGTAGACTGGAAAAATTAAAATATATGATGGAATCTAAATATATAACAAATCGAGCATATAACAATTTTATAGGATATATTCGACGTAAATCAAATTCAAATCATGAATGGTTAATCAATTATATTACAGATGTCTATGTGCTTGTTGCGGACATGAACCAAGAAAAGGATTGTAATGAAAAATGGAAAGATTTTATGAATGAAGAAAAATACAAAATATTAGAAAGGAATCAACAGTATGTTATTGGTTATATGTTGGTAGACGACACACAATGTAAGGACAAACATCATTATATTAAGTTTATAAACACACGATTAAGCGGACATAATATTGGGGATTTAATGATTCGTAAATATGTTAATGAAATAATGGATAATAGTAATGTGTTTACTAATTATTTATATCCTGAAATAATATTGTTTTCTGCTAGGAGATATTGGAAAAAACAATTAAAATTTATATTTGATGGTGCTGTAGCTGCCGAGGATGACCAAATATATACGGATGGTATATGTGATAAAATTAAACAATTATGTAATATAAAAATGGAAATAAACTGGAGTGCAATGATTAAGATGTTAATTACTGAATACTTTGGGTGGTCTGATAGCGATGATAGCGATTATAGCGATGATAGCGATGAATTAATGGCCGATTATAGAAAGAAATACTATAAAAAAAATAAAAAATCAATAAAACCAAATAAATAAAAAATAAAAAATAAATAAAAAATAAAAAATAAATAAAAAATAAATAAAAAATAAATAAATAAAAAGGGGAAACCCACCCTTTTTTATTTAATTCTGTTGACATCGTAGTTTATAGAATACGTAACGCGATTTGTAGGATTTAGAGCAACGCGTATTTTAAATGCCGACTTTATTAGTTTTTATATATCTTTCAACCCATCGTTTCAAACTTCTTTCACTACATTCAAACACTTCACATACTTTAACATAATTATTAATTTTATTGTAATAATTAACTGATTTCAATTTCAAATCAGGTGTAAATTGTTTTGTCACTTATATAATTATAGAAATTATATAAATAATTTTTTTTTGAAAAAATCGGGTATTCTAACACACATACATTTATATTTTTTACAAGAATTACATTTCGTTTTATTGTATTCATTTTTTACAAAATTTGGTTTACCGCATTTACAATAATTTATATTACATATACCACATCTTTTATCTTTTTCTAAAAAATTTCTCATATTTTCGTTTTCTCTTTCAATTATTTTATTTTGTTTTATTCTTTCAATTTCTCTTTCTTGTTCTATTTTTTTGCGTTCAATTTCTCGTTCTTCTTCAAACTTTTTTCGTAATAATTCTCTTTCTATACGCTCCTTTTCCTTTTCTAATTCTATTATTTTTTGTCGTTCTATTATTCTTTCATCTTCTTTACTCATATTTAATAATTCATTTTGTTTTTGTTTTTGTTTTTTTTCTTTAATTTTTAATTTTTCTAAAAAATGTATTTGTCGTTTTCTTTCGTATTCTATAACTTCTTTACAATAATCACATTTATAATCTCTTATACATTCTATTCGTATTTCATTATTTGTGTCTATATTTTTAACAGAATTAATGTTATTTATTAACTTTTCAGAATTAATTTCAAACCAAGGTTCAGGTCTATTTTCTTCTTTTGTTTTATTTTTATAACAGATTTCAAATATATATTTTATATCTTTATTTTCTACTAATGCTACATCAGCATGACGATTTGAATTATTATAATTAAAACTATACTCCATAGTTGCTATTGTATTTTCGTTATAATCATTATCTGTTATTTCATATTCAAAAATAGCATTTTCTTCTAATAAACACTCATAACATTCTCTATAAAATAAAATTTTATTCTTATTGTCTAATAACGTTTTCATTAATAATTTTGCGTCTTTATGTATTTGTGATTCATTTGGTTTTTTATAGTAACTACAAGGATTATCTGATTTATAATGAGCAAAATGTGGTTGTTTAATTTTTCCATTTCTAAAAATTACATCTTTATCACAAAAAGGGCATTTATATTTATTAATTTTATTTGCTATTTTAGGGTATTCATAATTAGTTGTTGTTTTATTTATTGCTCCCATAGAAAAATGGTTAGACATATTTTATTATATTAATAAGGTAATATTTAAGTAAATTGGAAAACTATTTAAAAATATAATAGTATGTTATAATAATTTATAAATGGAAAATAATATAGACTATAAACGATTATAATAAAACAAGGTAAAAAGATTGTTATTTTACACGGAGATTATAGTAGAACAACTCAAATGAAAGGTTGTATATCTACACCAAATATTGGTATGAATAAATTATTATTAAGTAGATTTGATATTGTTGAAATAAATGAATTCAATACGAGTAAGTTATATAATAAATCTTTGAAAAAAATGGAAAATGTAAGCGTAAAAGGAAAGAAACATAAAAAATCGCTTCACGAAATACTAACTCCAAAAGAGGAAACCAAATGTCGTATATTCGTGAATAGAGATACTAATGCTTGTAAAAATATATTATTACTTGGAAAATGTTATTTAGAAAGTCAAACAAGACCAGATGAATTTACAAGAAAAGTAATAAAATCCGAGAAGGTTAAGAAACTTAAAAAACAAACAAGTAATAATAAATAGTTGTTTCATTAAGGTAGTAAATGAAATAACATTATATGGGAATTTGCTTATCTACCATAAAGTAAGCAGATGATAAACCCATTACATAGAATTTAGTTTATTCGAAAGGAAGCGTTCATATTTTTTTTGTTGATTTACTCGGCATTTAAAATACGTGTTGCTCTAAATATTCTATTATATTATATTATATGGTTAAAAATATAGCAGATTTTAATAATATAAATGATTATTTACCTTTGCTTACATCTGTTTTAATTACAGATTTATTTGTAATTTCTTTATTAAATACACAGGTGATTAAATCTCGTGTTTTGAGACAATGGTATTCACAATATAATTTGTCAGCGGTTATTGCGGATGTCTTGATTATATTAATCGTATTAATTATTACAAGAGCAATTTATTATTACGTATTTGATAGTTTCTCAATAGGCAAATTTATTATTTTAGCAGTAATACTACAAATCACACATGATATATTATTTTATGTTTTTTTTAGAAATATACCCAGAGGAGTAAATAAAATGATTGATACATTTAAGGATTATGCGAATGAAATATCCTATAAAGCAATAATCTCAGATAGCGGTATGATGATAATGTCTTGTTTAATTGCTTCATATCTTGTAAATAAAAATACAAATACTAATATCATCGTATTAATTTCATCTTTATATTTGTTACCATATTTATTATACAACTGATGGGTTTTTAAATGTAAAAAAATGGAATAAAAAAGGGTTGGGTTTCCCCTTTTTTATTTATTCTTTTCCGTATTTTTAGTATAAATACGCGTAAATAACGTTGATTACGTCATCATTAAGATTTGATGATAACGTATTATTTAAGTATGTCATTACATTGGTTTTAAACCTTATCTGGTATTTTTCAATTTCCTGGATCACCCGTTTATATCCTGATGTTATTTTTGTTCCATCGATTTTTTCTTGTATTTCGGCTATCAACTTAAACGAATTATCATAAACCGCATCAAATAATTTGATGATTTGTTTATTTTCAGAATCAAGTTCAAGAAATACATTAAAATGCTTATTCATAATTTCATAGATTTGCCGAATATATGAAACTCTCGAATTAACACGGGGTTCAAACTGAAGTTTCATTAATAGTTTTTTAGTATCCGAATTTCCATAAAGCATATAATTATACCCTCTTAATTGGTATCGTGTAACCATTTTACTGTGCTTTGTCATTATTGTTTGTTTGTTACTTATTGATTGGTAGTTAGTTTTATTTCATTTTTTTTTAATTTGTCCGGGTTATTCAAATACTAAACATTTTATTTATTATTATAGACATACACGGGTGTTTATTTAATTATTGTTGACATAAAAAGTAAAAGGAAATCTATAGGGTATTTTTAGATATTTGTGTTGACACAGAATATTTCGGAGAGATGGTCTATTAATTATTTATTTGTGTTGACACAGAATATTTTGGAGAGATGGATAGTATTTATTTAAAGTAATATGGATTTTAAATAAATAATTGTAGACAACAATTAAAATAGATTAAAGATATTGTATTAGACAACCCAATGTATATTTTAGAAGTCCAACGAATTTATATTGACGGTCATATTTTACATCCAGAATGGAATGGTAAAAGCGAACATATTGGGTATATGAATAAAATATTTAAAACTAAACAAAAAGCGTGTGATTATTATGATAGTTTTAATCCACACTTGAGGTCGTTAAACGCACATAAAAATTGGTGTAGTGATTGGGACCCAACAACAGATTTAATGTATATTGTAAGAGAACATTTTTATGAATATTTGAAAATACCACCATTTTAAACCGGATTGAATTAAAACGCCGATTTAAGGTAATACATGATATATCCAAACTTCTTTTGGGAACCATATTTTATTATCATCGTACATAATTCCAGTTCCTAATTTTAAACCGCCAATAATTTTATTTTTTTTCATATAACTAATAGTTGGAAACCTAATTGCTAGTATATCTTTATTATCATTCATATGATCTTTAATAAAACTTAATTGGTATGATAATTTTAAATTAGTTTGTAAAAATATAAATCGTTCCTTATTATCATCCCATTGTTTATTATATTCTTTAAAATCCGCATCCGTTTTTTCACAAAAATATTTAAATTGTGTTATCATTATTTGTTTAATTATAATAATGTGTAACTTGTTTATAAATCATTATATAAATTTAAGTAATTTTTGACACATAATATTTTTTGGAGAAATGGTCTAATAATTATTTAATTGTGTTGACACAAAAAGAAAAGGAAATGTTTCATTTAATTCAATTTTTTTAGTATTTGAATAATTAAGTAAATATAAAAAAAATTGAAATGAATTTTATACAAAGATAAATAAAAAACAAACAAATAAAATAAACCACAATGAGCAAATCAATAAACGTACACGATGTATCCTTATTCAGAGGATGTAGCCTAAAAAAATTCAAAAATATGTTTAAATATGGTTCAGACAAACCAGTAATAAAAGATTTTATAGATCATCTTTTATTTCAACCAAATGGTGTAAAATTAATCACTCAACTTTCAGAAATGTATGTGCTTGTTGCAGACATGGAAAAAGAATATCTTTCTAATAAAAAATGGAAAGATTTTATGAATGAAGAACAATACAAACTATTAGAAACTAATCAACAGTATGTTATTGGTTATATGTTGGTAATCGACACTCACGGTAAGGACAAACACCATTATATTGATTTTATAAACACACGATTAAAAGGACATAATATTGCGGATTTAATGATTCGTAAATATAGGACTGAAAAAAGGTGTTGTTTATATCCTCAAGAAATAATGTATTCTGCTGTGGGATATTGGAGAAAAAATTTAAAATATATATTTGATAATATTGATTATTCATCCGATATAATTGATAAGATTAAAAAAATTTATAATATAGAAATGGAGTTAAAATGGAACTGTTTGATTAATTTGTTCGCTATAGAATGCGATAGCGGTGAATTATCTGATAGTGATGAATTATCTGATAGTGATGAATTAACTGATAGTGATAGCAACTTAAATAAAAATAAAAAAATAAAAATAAAAAAATAAAAATAAAAAAAAATAAATAAACGATAAAATAATAAAAAAAGGGGAAACCCACCCTTTTTTATTTTTAGTTATATTTAACAAAATTAATTAATTCGTATCGTAAAATCTTTTAATATGTTTTTTTGAATGTTTTTTTGATAAAAAATATGATATTTTTGAACTTTTTTTCTGTTGAATTTTAATTAAATCAGAAGCATTTCCTATAATAAAACATTTTTCTTTTGTTCTCGAGATTGCTGTATATAATGCTTGTTTATTCCAAACAAACTCGCCCTCAATAAATATTATAGTATTTATATATTGACTTCCTTGAGATTTATGAACAGTTAACGCATATCCAAGAATAAATTCATTATTTAAGACAGACAAGCGAATATATTCATTTTCAACCTCATCCCCATATTTTATTTCGATTTCGTCATTTTGTTGGTCATATGGAGAAACAATTCGTGCCTGTTCACCATTTGCCCTATATTTATTAGATGAGTTATCGTTTAATGTGCGAATAATTATATCATCAGTTTTAAACGTATGTTTTATTAAACCAAAATTATTATGTGGTGATTCTAACGAATCTCCGTGATTATTAAAATTCTTTTGTAATAATTTATTTAAAATAACTACATTAGAAAAATGACTTTGTGATTGAGGATTTTCCCCATTAAAATATGATAAAAATTTGCTGTTTTTGCTATTTAAATTATTATCATTTATAAATTGTGTTAACTTTATTTCATCAATTTTGTTATTTGAATTTAAAAATAAATTAATGTCTATAAATTTCATACTATCATCAGTAAAATCTGAGATAGTAATACTTTCTTCAACCATCTTTTTTATATTTTCTAATAAAACCCCTTTATCTTGTCTTTTAATTGTAGTTAGTTGTATAACATTACATATTTCATAAACACGATTACTATTAATTATGCTATTTAATACTTCGCCTGGACCAATTGATGGAAGTTGATTCGGGTCACCAATTATAATAAGTTGGCAATTAAATAATGAACAACAATCAATTAATTTTTTAAATAAAAAAATATCAACCATTGACGCTTCATCCAAAATAATATATTTGGGAATAAGCGTTTCATCCTTATCATAATCATCCTCTTCATAATCATCCTCTTCATAATCATTCTCTTCATAATCATTCTCTTCATAATCATCCGCGTGCTTATTCTTATTTATATGGTGTAAAATTTTAGGAAATGTATAACGTAGTATTTTAAAACAAGTTCCGGAAATGTTAGGATTAAATAATAATAATTCATCACATTTACGCGTACATTTATCTTTAATATTAACGTAAGCAATACCGGTTGGTGATAATACAGAAACATATTTATTTGTGTAATAAATATTATTTTGTGTATCACAATTAATTGTTTTGTTTGGGACAATATTAATTGGATGTTTGTTTAATCTATGTATTATAAATAAAATACATTCTACTATGGTTGTTTTTCCAGTTCCTGGATACCCGGTAATAACACTTACATTATGCGTTAATGATTTAATAACAGCTTCTTTTTGTCGGTCCTCTAATTTATAATTATTTTTTTCAAATTCACTCATATATTTAATTATGTCATTTTCATCATAACATGTAGGATTAGACATACAAAAATCTATAAAGTTTCCGGTAAATATTTTTTCATAATTATATAAGTATTGACTAGTAATATAAAGACAATTATTAAAGTTTACATAACGAATAACCGAATTTAGAATTTGTACATATTTGTTATACCGGTGGTTTGATGCGTAACACCATTTTTTAAAATCACTACGAAACCTTTCTGCTTCAACATAAAATGATTTATATGTATTTATTATATGCCAAAAAGCCCATTTTTGACACTTTAATCCAAAGTCTATATTTATTTTTAATTCAATACATATTTTATCTGCGGTCAAATAACTTATGTATTGAGTTTCTTCAGTAATAAAATTAAATGGATTAATTAGTAAGTTCATTATTTGCAAATCCACATTACCAGTGCTTTTCATCGCTCGTAATATATCATACAAATCATCAACTTTTATATTACAATTTAAATTAATAAATTGTAATATGTCAGACCATTTTAAAGATTCATACACAATTTTTTTAAGAGATTTAAATGACGAATAGTTTAAATAACTGATTTGTTCGTTATAATATTTTTTAAATTTGTTAAATTTTATAATTTTATCTTGTATATTTTTAACTATTGGTATAATTTCTATATCAAAAATCCGAATTGTTAAATCAAAAGTATCAATCCCACGTTGTCTTTTTGTAAATCTTTTATTCTCCTCAAGTGTATCAAATTCTATACACATTAATTTATATTTTTTATCTTTAGAATTTTCAATTTTATAATAATGATTATGAAATATTATTATAGACTCATCAGGTAATTTGCGATTTACACATTTACGAAGATTTGTATTTTCCGTTATAGGAAAATCATCATTTGTAACTTTTGGGATTAATAATTCAATTAATTCTGATTTCTTATAGGATGATACACATTTTAAATTTTTATTTTTTGCTAATGTTTTTAAATTTGTCATATTACATTCCATTAATTGTTCAAGTAATTCGTTTTCTTTTTTATTTTTTAAAAAAATGATTTCTTCTTCTTGTCTTTTTAAATAAATTTCTCTTTGTTGTTTTTGTCGTAAAAATATTTGTTGTCTTTCTATTTCGTCTTCTTCTTTTTGAGTTTGTCTTTCTATTTCTTCTTGTTGCGATTGTTTGTCTATTTCAGAAATTTGTATTTTAGTAGATTCCGCTTTTTCAAAATCTACACAATTATCACACGTTATAAATAGTTGTTTGTGTTTACTATATTTACACATACAACCGTCATTATTTGGAGGTATATGTGTGTTAAACATTTTATTATTTGATTTACACTCAATACATTCTTTAATTAAGTAAGGTATCGTTTTAAATTGACGGTTCAACAAACAGTTACAATTAGGACACGATAATGCGTGTATATCATTTATTATTAAAAATGATGGTTCTGTAATTATATCCATAATTTTAATTAATATATACTAATATGTATTACAACTTTAGTTATATTATTATTATTTGTTATGTATTAACATATAATTAATTCTTTATATTATTGTCGTTATTACTATCCAGATTTTATATA